TAGAATTTGGTCGGGTCCAGGTCAACCTTGTTATACGCCACCTGCCGGTACACACTATCACTATAATTACCATTCATCCCCTTCACAGTGCCGTCAAAGAAATCATCAGGGTCAATCTGGTAATTCAAAGGATCACTAATGTCTTTGAAACATTGGATTAAACCATCGGCACTGTTCCTGGTGAAATCTGGCGTAAGGTTACAATTAGCATCCGGAGGGGCCACAACAACATTAGGCTTACTAGCATCCTCATCAGTGTAAATTTTGAAATTCTCAGACGACATAGTGGCACTGGAGCCGGAGATGTTGCTGAACATCAACATGAAAAAGGGCGAACTCCAAGTAAAACCAGAAGCAGCCCGACCCCAAATAGGCTCATCCCCAAAATCAGTACCCCCCTCAGTGTCCACATATATCTCCATACTCCCATCAGCATAATATTTCACCCTGAAATTAGGGTTAGATTCCGTGCCGATGTTCAACTCAGTCTGAGCCACGAAAGAAGTTTTCTGACCAGCCTTATACCTTAAAATGCCCATGTAAAGCTTACTATTAGTATGATAAAGATAGAATCGGATGTAATTGCTTGAACTGGTGTTGTTCACGAATGAAATGTTCGCAGGGTTTGATTCAAGGATGTAACAAGACATGTGGCAGTCGGTTCCACTCACATATTCCATGTCAAACTCCAACGTCCACTCAGGAGAATAGGTGGTTTGGTTCCTGAGAATTACCCGGCCCCATCCACCATAACCGGCCCCGGCAGTGTTGGTTCCAGTGCAAACAAGTTTTCCACCTGAAACTGAAGCACTCCCAGGACTCATATAATAGGCCAGATAAGCCGTCCACGTATCCGTATAGTTGCTGGAGTAATCGTTTTCGTGGATTATGACCTCATCAGTGTCATCATATCCTGATTCAATCTCACCATCATCCTCACCACCCTTACTGTAAAGTAGGGTTAAGAATGAGTTAAGATTGTTACTAACCAATTCTGCGGGTATTTTCAGTAAAGAGTTATTATAATTCAAGAATTTCTCTTCAGGAAGGCCCAGAACATAATAACCCATGTGTGGGCTTGCTTCGTTGATTGCCAGGTTCTCACTAGTGTTTACTGGTATAACTCCCCACCGGCTGTTAAGGCCTTTAATTATCCTTGTGGGGTTGTATTTTGTTTTAACAACTTCCTCGGCAAGACCCAATATTTGTTTAGCCTGGATTGGGGTGCATGGGATATTTATTGTTTCGGTTCCATCGGTTTTTATCTCATCATCGTTCCGTACGTGGGGGTTGGTGAGGGTTATTGGACCAATATAATTACTCATTTCTGATTCGCTCCATTGTTTTCAGGAAAAAGAATTAAATATCAAAACAGAAGATAATGTTAATACAAAAGGAATATGGTGATTGAGATGGTTTTTTGTCCGGAATGTGGAATGGAAATTAAAGAAAAAACAGCAATGCATTGTCCCGAATGTGGAACAAAAATAATCCAAACACCAAAACAAAGCAAACCATCACGTTTAGATAAATATGTCAAAAGAACCTTGAAAGAACCAGACGCTGGTGGTAATTATTATTCAAAACGTGAAAATGAAATAGTACCAACAGAATCAAACATGGCAACCGTCCAACCTAGAAAAAGATTGTTAGATAGGTTCACAGAAGGATTGCTTGCTTATGTTATCTGGTTTTCAATAACTCTTATTTTAGGAATCTTTTTATTACTAATTATTGGTGCTTGGACAATTATAGCGTCTCCTATAATAGCTGCAATTATAGTTTATATCATTTTTAGGGATGAAAATAGATCTTATTAATCAACTATCCGAAGTCGTACATGTTATATTTGTCAGCTGCTTCTTCCATTGCTTCATTAGCATACCTTTTAATCTCTTTTTTGTAATGTTCCATTCCTACAAATGTGCCTTCTAATTTAATTGCACCCTCATGGAAGTGGATCCCCCCATCCTTTTTACTGGATCCTGGTCCTTGTGGTGGGGGGGAGTACGTTCCAGCCAAAGCCCTTCGGGATAAATCATAATCCCTGTTAGCTATCCTGGCCCAAACATGACTGTTACCGTCATAAGTTCCCCACATCATCTCTGATGGAAGACCAAACAGGGTAGAAGCAACATCCATAATCCCCAGGGTCATGTCGAAACAGTTACCACCCGAATCAAGAGCAGTTAAAGGATTCATCAAATGGCCGCCATACCCCACATACTCAAGGGCGGGGCCAATATCCGTCATGAACTGAGCAAAATCACCAGCAGGGCCACTTGGAGGGTTCCAGAATCCTCTTATCAACTTGGCAGCCATATCGAAGGGTTGCCCCCCTATTACAGCCCAAGTATGTGGAATCGAGGTTCCATCCCATACACCATTGCTGAGTCCACCGCCCAGACCAAATCGGTTTCCTTCACTCATTAAAAATTGAGCGCCATCATAGCAATTAGTCTGTCCTGACCTCCAAACTTCCTCATTTGTCTTCTGATCACCATAATAGAATGAATAACTCAATGGTGCGGCCATTCCGTCTGCTATTGGGTTGAATCCACCCAATCCTGAGAATCTGTTGGCCATGGCACTGGCAATATATCCACTACCAACACCCGACCTGGAGGCCATGGTACTAACAATAGTATCCTTGATAGGGCCACGTGGAGGACCATAAAAAGCTCCACCTCCCCCACCACCAGATCCACTACCGGTTGACGCGGGGCCCCAAGGCCATGTAAATGGAGGAATTATGCTCTTAATAAAGTTATAAACTTTTGTTCCCAGATTAGTTAAACTAAAACTTCCAGTTATTCTGCTAACTTTACTATAAGCCCATGCTGCTGCGTTAGTAGCTAATAAGGATATGTTAAACTCTCCAACTATGCGGTTAACTTTTGTTTGAACCCATGCAGTTGCAGTTCTCATCAAAGTAGTTATATTAAACTTGCCACTGATTTTGGCAATTTTGCTCCTAATCAAATTAAGACCATGAGTAAAGAGCGTTGTTAAGTTAAGCGAGCCCGTAATGCTTGCAAGTTTGGATCTAATCCATTTGATTACATCTCCAGCGGTTGGTAGTTTAAAATTTTTAATATTTCCTTTGAAGTCGTGGATGCCTTCGCTGACATCACGAATAAAATCGGCGAACCTTTTGATATAACCTGCCCCGGTTCGTATATATCCTGCAAATGTCACAACATACGGTGTGGCGGCACGGATACCTTCAGCCAACCATTTAGCACCATCAATAAGTAAATTAAATTCAGGTTTGGCCTTTTTAATTTCTGGAGCCAAATCTTTACTAGCATCACTGACAGGGAATAACGCTTCCCACAATTCACCGAAAGCCTCTTGCAAAGGACTCCACACTTCACCAAGTGCACTTCCAAGTTCGCTGGCAGCGCTTGATAATTCTGTCCAAACATCCCCAAATGCACTGCCTACATCTCCAAAAGCTGCCCCAATTTCATTAATGGCAGGACCAAGTACGATCCATACTTGGTTTAATGCCTGTCCAACAATAGTCACGGCCCCTTTGAAATCAGACCAGGTATTACTGACAAAATCAACCAGGCCGTCTTTAAAAGAAGTTAATGGCCCTGTGAGTTGTTGGAATATTCCACCCATACCCCAATCACCAAACGGGGCTTTAAGATATGATATAACGTCTTGGATTGCTCCTTGGAAATCTCCAGTGAATAGATCATAAATAATATCGGCACCTTTTTGGAGAGGATTGAATAATGCGGCTAATGGGTTTGTTAATCCTTGGATTCCTTTAGTGAAGTTCCATAGATTGTTTGATACTTCTCCCCCAGCTTCAAACCAATCATCCATCAGGTTCAAAAAATGACCTGTGGCAAGGCCAATCGCGGTTCCAAATGATGCGACTCCTGCCATTGCACCTGTTGTCAATCCTCCACCGGCTGCAATTTCACCACCACTTAAACTCAAAGCTGCAAGGGGCCCTAATGCAAAATCTCCTGCGAAGGAAGTAGCTTTACTTAAAGTACTTGTCGTGGTTCCAGCAGTACCTGGTCCTTTGTTTGCCGCGTTAGCGATAGCTGCCTCTTCAGCTTCCATCCTATATAACTTCATTGCATTATAAGCAGCAACACCAGCACTGACCACAGGAGCAAGGGCCGTGGCCAATAAACCAGCAGTTCCAACCATGAAAGCAAGAGTAGTACTCCAACCATCGGTTTTAGTATCTAAATCTATAACAAAATCAAGCACATCTTCAATATAAGGCAACAATTTCTCTCCAACATTAGTAGCCGCCATTTGGAGTTTGCCCTTAATCTCTTCCCATTTAATTGATGCAATATCTAACTGGGATAGGCCAGAGTATCCTTCATCAACCAGGGCCTTATTAAGCGCATTTATTCTTTCAGACACCGTTCCCTGGTCCTCAAGAGTGTCTAATTGTTGTTTAAGAATGCTGTCACGCTCTAACTGGGTGGTGTTACCAGTCAGTATATATTCTTTAAGGTCCATTTGGGTTTCAATTGCGCTTTTACCCATGGCCTGACTTGTAACAAGATAATCCGCAGTAGCAATTCCCAACTTTTTAAGCTCACCAGACGTTAAGTTTGTTTGTTTAGCCACAGCTCCAGTCATGAGGTTGTTCATGAAAGTGTCATCACCAGGGACCTCAGCAACTATCGTCTGTATTTCTTTTATATAATCTTGGGCCGCACTGGTGCTCATCTTCGTTTGAAGATAAGCAGCGTTAAATTCCTTAGTTGTGGCACCAGTCCATGCAGTCTGAATCACTTCCATGGCCCCAATACCACCAGCAAGGCCAGTTACTAATGTTCCGAGGTCGCCTAATTCATTTTTAGCGGCGCTGGCTCCTGACTTGAGAGTTCCAAATGCAGATGCGCCCTGAGTTTTTAGGGTGCTTAGTCCTTTGCTTGCTGCACTAGCTCCCTTACTTATATTGCTCACACTTGTGTTGGCCTTGTCAGCCCCTTTAATAAGGGTGCTTGTGGTTGATGAAGATTCGCTTTTAATCTTATCCAGCCCTGCTTTGACATTATTACCAGCACTGCTCATAGCACTGCTCATAGCATCTTTGGCAGCCAGTATAAGTTCAATTTTATAGCTTCCCATTTGGCAGCTCCGCTAAAGGTTTCTAAAACTGTTAAATAAAAAATAAAAAAAGGGCATGGTCTAATGACTATGAAATAGTTACATTTTCTTAATATTTTCCTTGAAAGAGGGTTCGTTAAGGCGGTTTAATGATTCTCCAGGTGTCCATTCATAATCATCTTCAACAACAGGATCCTCTGATTTGGGTTTGCCAAAGATGCTTTCCATCTTACCCTGCCACGTTAACTGTTCATGTTTCCGAGCGTACCGGATGATCATGGCATTGTACTGATCATCTTCGTTTTCAAACTCTTCCCGATTCAGTCCTCGGTAGTGTTCTGCTTCCCAGTACTCGAGTCCTGGTCCGAATTCATCTGATTCTGAAAATCCTCATCATCATCTCCAGAATAGGCTGATAATAACTTTTTAGCACCTTGCATCATGTTTTGACGGCCAACTTCTTCCAAGTCATCAAGTTCCTTATCAGTCCATCCACGAGCCTTCTTTTTTCGGCGTTCGATGGCGTTTAAAATATCTGCTAAATCTTCCTCATCCAAATATTCCAATTCTTCATCAGATATGGGAGTTATGAGTGATTTTACTAGTTTCTGAGCTTCTTCATCCCATTTTTCCATCTTTTCATCATATACGTCTGAATTTTTTATTTTACTTATCTCTGCGTTTTTCTTCACAAGAGAGATTATTTTATTGCTTATTTTCTTTTTCGTCTTAGCCAGTTCTCTTGGTTTACCCATGAATTTGATTGGAGACTTATACTTCTTGTCCAATATGTGCATATCATTATTTTCCATGTAAACACCTCAATAAAAAAAAATAATTAAATAAAAAGAAAAATAAAGAAAGAATTTAAGTTATAGCGGCTAAAGCGCTGACCACAGTAGCTCCAAGAATCCTGTCAGTACCAAGACCATTATCAACACCATCATAGTACTGGGCGGTGAAGTCAATATCATACATGACAGTCTTATCAGCATCCTTATCAGGATCACATTTAGACACGTTCACCTTAGGCATCTGGAAATCTAACAAGTAATCATGGCCAGTTTCGATTTCAGGACCCGTACATGTTAACTGCAATTCACGATCAGTGATGACAGTACTGATAGATGTCCCAGTGGGGGAACCAGTCAGATAAGTCATGAACTCTGCTTTTGTCTCATATGGGAACTGTAAACTGCCGGTAACGGCCCAATCAGTAGGTGTTAATATATTAGCGATTAGGCCATCGCTTCCATCAGCGCCGAAGAGTTTATCAACACTCCTCTCAATCTTAATAGCAGCCTTGGTCACATCAGTTTTAGCAGCCTGATCCAATTCCACGGCCAACTGCCCCCAACTGAAAGGCGCGGCGGTTGTATAAGTCCTTGTAGGGTTAGTTTTACCACCATCAAAGCCACCAGCGTCAAAGGTTGCTTTTAGGCTGATGGGGCCCGGACCATCATATCCAATCTCCAAACTGGAGAGAATTGCACCAGTATAAGCTTCCACGTCATAGGCACTTGACATACCGGGAACCCACCGGGTCAGGCTCGCACTGAGTAAACTGTCCCATGCTTGTGTGAATTCATGAGTATAACTGGTTGCAGTGTTCACAGTACTAGTCGCGGATCCGAAGATTAATTTCAGTAACGGTTCTAATCCTCCCTCTGGCCATGCTGGCAATTCAAGTGTGCCGTTGAGTTCTGCCTGTTTACGGTACATGAATTTACTACCAGGCACTCCATCGCAGATGTCCAAATCTTCATCAGTGATGTTTGGCTTAATTCCCCATTTAAGATACCTTAAAAAGGTTGTTGGGGCTACATAAGTGTTATAAGTGCTTTCGATGGCAATACCACCAGCATAACTCTTTTTACTTCTCCGAGTCATTTCTTAGTCCCTCCTGTGGGTTTGGCTCGTTCATATAATCCTTTCTCTAATTCCTTGGCCTGTTCCTCGGAGACTTCAAATTCCCCCTCAACAGGCACCTCTCCAACACCAGGCACCCATTGGGGGCTTGGTGCTTTGCTTTTCATCTTAACCAGTTTAGATTTGGCAGTTTTCTTATCAGGCAATAATATCACCTCAAAAAAGTTTTTTTAATAATAATTAGCATAAAAAATAATCCTGGCCGCTGCAACCATGTTGGATGGGGTCTTAGGCTCCTCATCATAAATCACATTAGGTTCGGCCCAGTAAGCCTCAGTACAACTCCCACCAAAGGTCATGTCTGTTAAGATACTGGCCTTCAGGAGCGGTATTATCCGGTAAACTTCCTTAGTGGCCTTGGAGATCTGGCCAGACACGTATAATGTGAGATGCCAGGGTGTGCTGAATGGTGAATCTGGAGGGTTTGGTCCTGCAAAATCCAATGTTCCTTCCTCGGTAACGGCTCTTATGCTGAGTGTTTTCCCAGGTGGCATCTTACTAGTGTCATAATCACCAACCACCACTTCATCAAGAACAGAGACTTGTTCTTCGTCCACTGTTTCTTTGAGGGCTTTCATCCGTGCTTCAAGGTTCGTGGCTGTTCCTAGAATCGTCATAATTTCTCCATCCATTTTCCTAGTTCATTGGCTTTCCTTTGGACTTTGGGCTCGGCTTGTCTGGCTCCTTTCTGTAGTGAGTGAGTTCCCTGGGCAGGTCCAACACTCCGGGCGAAAATATCCTTCCCTTTAATACAGAAATGAAGAACTCCTCTCTGCTTTCCCTGTTTGGCTATGTATTTGCCTTGATGGGTCTGTCCTCGTCCCTTTGCGAAAACAGGGCCGCGGCCATCTTCAAAATATTTAAACCATGGGGCAATACCTTCATCAGCATAAACCTCACCACCCCGACTAGTGGCACGGTGCCTTATAGCCGACTTAGTGGTTCCACCCTTCCCATGACCACTACAATGCTGACCACGAGGGATGAAAAGCTGAACATCACTCTGGATAATTTTCAGCATACTAGTAGTGTCTTTTAAGAAGCGTGGGGCTACTGCTGATGATTTTTTAAGCAACCGTTCAGGGAATCCTCCATCACTAACTTTCGCATGGATCTCAAGAACCATCAGTACCTCCTTCTCCGATGGTGGGTTTTACTCCCATAAAACGGCCTGTTGATACTTGAATTGTTCCTCGAATACCTTCCAGCCGGTTTACTGTTCTTGTTTTCAGCCAGCCAACCGTCCAGTATCTTATAAGCTTTGTTTTCCCATGCCACGGCAGTGGGGCTTCTCTCATCACCCGTCATGGCCAGACCATCCACATACTCCGCAGCTGCCAGTAAAGTTGCAGCTTTCTTAATAGCATCAGGGACTGGAGTGGGGACTGTGGAATCAATCAGTGTGGCATCCACCAGTTCATCACCAGTGGCCACAGCATCAGCCAGTATATCCGTGTCGATTGTGCCGATTGTTTCCAGTTTCAAGACTTTCCTGGTGACCTCAGTAGAATCCGCGTAAGTCAAAATAAAATCCTCCAAAAATAAGGGTTTAAATTATGTGGTTTTAAAAAATTAAAAAAAGGGGTAAGTGGGTTTTAGCTACCAGTAGGCGTGAATGTGGTGATAACAGTTCCACCAGGCCATGCCTGGCCACTAGCAGTTACGGTCTTCTTAATACTCAGAACCCTGGCAGAAGCAACAGTGGCATCTGTCTCAACTAAGTCCAATCCAACCATTCCCTCAATAGTGTGTTCACTGTTCACATTCAAAGAACCGATGCTGGTTGTGCCTGTTCCATCAGCGCCTTTATCCTGAACGTCAAGGGTCATGTAATCTGTGGCCTGGCCTATGTCACTGTCAGGAACCACAATAACCTCTGAGACTGTGCAGGCTGCTGGTGCTTTGAAGATGGCCCGTTCAAAAGTATCACTGGCGGCCGCATCAGCAGGGATGTAAACGGATTGCTGTTCGGTTAAGGCATCCAATGACTCCAAAGCGGATTCAATGGTGCCTATATCACTTTCGTTGGTTGATATTCTACTGTCAAGGTTAGAAAGTTCCGCTTTGATTACTTTGGGGATTAATCGTCCGGCATAGACCATCTGAGTGAATTTGTGTAATAATGCCATAGCATCATACCTCCATAAAATCTGTCAAAAAAAGGAGATTATGGTGGAGTAATCCTCCACTCTATAATCCAGTCTGGACCTGAGCTCCTCTAGGTTCTTCCAGGGCCACAGCGGTGGTGGCTCTCATGAAGATTATCAGTTTTTCAGGATCTTCATCCAAGATTTCCTTAACCTTCACATTGATGAATGGTGCGTAACCTTCCATTCCTTTCAACACACTAGGGTTGAAGGCGTTAGGGTTCACATCATAAGCCACGGTGGCAGGGGGCATGGTCCTATCGAAACCTATACAAGTTCCGTGGGTCATCCTCTGGCCACCATACATGAACCGGTTAGGGCCGTCATCAAACTCTGGGAAGTCGTAATCCTTACCAGTCATGGCCTCTTTATAGTCACAGAGTTCGGTGAAATTGGTTTCATCCAGACAGAAAGTGTTCAACTCCATGGGAAGGCTGTCATCGTGGTATGCGACTTTCATCCTACGAATGTCCAGGTTTATACTGGAACTAGTCTCCCATACGCCATCTGAGAGGGTTGCGGTGCTAGCTGTTCCTCCATTTTTCAGGGCATTCACAACATCAGTTTCAATGTCACGGCCCACAAAGTAGGCGTGTTTGGTTATGAAGTTAAGTATGCTCTGGCCGTTCTGTTTCAGTTTAGTTATGTCTATAACTAGTTTGAAACCACGGGTCTCCACGGGGATTGATTCCCCTTTCATTCCACTGGTCCGAACTATTTCCAGTTCAGCACCAGGGGCGATTTTCTGGGCCCCTTTGGAAAGGCCGGAAGTTAAATCTTCCTCAGGTGTTGCTTTTTCCTGGTAGAAAACGTACTGGTCAGCATTTACGACCTTATCCTTATTCATGTAGGGAGTGACTCGTAATCCTTTAGCTACGAGTCTGGTTATCCTGGTTTGCAGGAAATCCCGGTTGAATAGTTGATCATTAACTGGTGTGTCCATTTCTTATTCCTCCATTTAAGTTTTTAATTAGTCAGCCACGGCCTGTGGCACTCCTTTAGCCAGGGCGTCAATGTAAATTCCACTTGATGCATCGGCGGATTCTATGGCTACAATATTCGTGGTGGTGTCCTCTTCCTTGTCCATCACATTCTTACCAGATGCGATTCCAAGGTAATCTCCAGGGCTAACGGCCTGGTTAGTTGCGATTAGTTTAACCCTCACACGTTTCCAGCCCACCAGGACAATGTTACCATACCTGCGGGTGTAATTCCCGGAGGTTTTACTTTCCCCTGGTAGTGGGCCTCTAGGGTCTCCGTCTATGAATCCGATCTGGATTCCGCTGGCACTGAGTTGGACGGTTTTATCCGCACTGGTGCATATTTCCACGAAATCTCCATCATCGAGTTGGGAGGCGAAACTACCTCCCTCCCTGTATTCCCCACTTTTCAAGAGGGTTTTTTCGTTATAGGTGAAGTTTCCTTCTTCTAAGTCGAAGGTTTCCCCACCTTGTGTGGTGTTTTCGTAATGAGTCATCTTCTATACCTCCTATGGTGTCATCCCGTGCTCTTCACAGGTCTCCTTGTACTTTTCATAATCGAAGTCACCATCACCATCATCATGGGTCTGGCGGGAAATCTCCTCAGGGTTCCAGAGTTGTTCTTTGAAACTGGCCAGCATGGTGTCAACCTTCTGATCAGCGGTTTTACCTTCCTCACCTTCATCATCTTTGTAGGCCAGGCAGGCTTCGAGAACTCCTTCTTCCATGGCAGGGGTGATTTTTCCTTCTTTAATTTTCACACCGATTTTGGCGGTTAGTTCGGCTTTGCGTGCTTTGAGTTGCATGTCTGCCAGTCCTGCTTTGACTTCAGCGGTTTCACCCTGGGCAGTGGATTTGATTAAATCCTCAATCCCACTCATGCGGGTGTCAAATTCTTCTTTAGTCACAAACTGAGGGGTGCTTTCTTCGGCAGGATTTCCACCACCTTCAGCGGCCTGTGCGCCAGGGGCTTCTTCTCCTTCTTCAGGGTTTCCTTCACCTTCTTCTCCTGGGTTTCCAGGGTTATTTTCATCTGTCACGTTATCTTCCTCCATTCCAAGTTTTGCAGTTAGGACCAAGTCATCAGGAACCAGGCCAGTTTTACAATCCCGGCAACCTCCCTCATCGACATAATCCGTCCGTTTAATTCCTTTAAATTCTTTCAAAACATAGTCTGCATCTTCATCTTCACATGGCTCCCCTCTGATAGGGGCCACCACGCTAACATTCTCCAATTCGCCCTGAGCATATAATTCATCCACTAAGGGGTTGGTGTGCTCAGTTTTAGTCGCATAGATGCTGTTCTCGTTATATCCAATCTCGGTGATCTGGCCAACATCCAAGAGGTTCAACTTCTTCAATGTCGGATACTGGGCCAGGAGTTCCTCTGGCAGGTGGTCTAAACCAAGGGTGATACCACCGTTGTCTTCAATCTCCTTCTGGAAAACTTCAAAAGCAGAGGGTATTGTTTCCTTTGGGACTTTAACACGGCTGGGCTTGTCATTCACGAAGACGTTATGGATGCCGGTTCCCCATATTTTCATACTGGGCCCGGAGTTGGATGCTTTCAATTCTCCAAGTGCTTTTCGGTACGTTCGTGATTCCATAGCTTTTATGACATCATTGAAAACTTGTGTCTGTTCTTTGGACTCTCCGAGTTTTATTTCACCATCAAGACCTGTACTGTAGGGTATCAAGAAATAAGTGTCTTCACTGTAGTTGTATGCGATTATCTCGTTTCCCACTGTGGAAGTGTACTTTAAGTCTAACCATTTGCCGGGTTCCTTTTCGGGATTGAATTTCTTATCTAATGCGACCCTTATTTTGCTTTGAAGAGCTTCATAAGTGTTTTCAGGGTCAAAAGTGATAATATCACCTCACAATTTTGTTTTTAAGTTAATGAAAATGAGTTAAGGAAACCTAACACTGACTAGGGGGTTGAAATAATGAGAAAAATAATTATTAAGAACAAATCATACTGGCACTAATTCAATATATTTGAAGACTCCCCAATCACTGTCCACAGTGCCCGTTTTAACCATTTTGAAGTTCATTCCACGAGGCAATAATACTTCAGCCTCTCCGGGGTTCAGTGTTTTAGACATGTCTAAAGCAGTGCTCCCCTTAGGCATGTTAATTTTAAGCACCGTGTCTGTGTCTGTAAATGTAGATAGGTCAAATGTTTCTTTAGAAGTGCTCATATATCCTTTATCAGAATAGGAACCATTCTTAACAAAGGTTAATTTCTGATCACCAGTTCCGCGCCATAGAACTGTATCTTTAGTAAGCTGTTTTTTTGCTATAACCCCATCCAATACTTTAACACTCTCTTTTATTTTAGGGATCATCTCTTTAGGTGTGAATAATAGATTTTCGCTCACTTTCCCAGTTCGGAGATATTTGTTAATAATTTCATATGTCCCCTTGTTTCCATCTTCAGTATATAATTGGAGCGTTTTTTTCTCTTTCTCGGTTAATGACTGGTTTTTGGTCTTTGATGATGAGGGCGTGGTTTCTTCAACTTGTTGAATAATTTTGGCCTGTTCCTTACCAGTCGCATTAGGACCGGTTCCATCCTTAGGAAGTTTATAACCCTGCTTCTCTAAAAGGGCCTTTTCCAGTTTATTCCGCTTTTTAATCTTCTTAGCATAATCCTCAGCATCCTTCTTACTATCAAAGTAAACCGGAACACAAGCACACCATGGATGAATCGGAGGGATATACTTAGTTTCGTCAATATCAAAAATCCGGCCACTGAAAAGTTGAATACACCTTTTACAAGCCGCGGCACGGTAATCCACTATGAAATATTTAGCACCCTCAGCTTTAGCCTGGGACCAACTAGCCGTATTACTTCCACGCATGGTTTCGGTGGTGGCAATCTTCCGGGCCCGGTCCTGGCTGATGCCAATCTTATCACTCATCTCCTTAACAATCTCAGTGGGGAATTTCTTCTGAGCATAACCATCGGCCAGGATTTTCCCCAGATCCTTTTTAAGGTCCGTGTCCATCTTGGTGACTAACTGCATCACACTGTCAACCATGGTGATTTGGACTATACTGGAAGATGCAGATGGGGCCACGTTGCCCGTGTTAAGGCCTATCTGGAATGCATCGGCGAGGTTCTGTTTAAAAGTAGTTATGTCTTCGGTGTTGGCATCGGTGATTACAAAGCCACGGTTCACCATGGCCCTTAAAACCTGTTCTAATTGGTTTGGGTCTTTGAATGTTTTAACAGCCTGTTCGAGTTCTGCTTGGCCTAATTTCAAGACTTTCTGTAATAATTGTTGGTTGTCTGCGATTTTGTTATACAAGCCGTCGGGGAGTGATTTGGGTTTGGCCACCTCGTCCCAGGCCGCAGCCTGCAAAGTCATCGGTGCCATGATAATGATTCCTTACTATTTTATTCTGCGGGCGTGTTGGTGGGGTTTAAAATATCCATAGCTCCACTTATCAGTTCTTCAGGGTTCACAGGTTCACCTTCTCCATTAACAATGGGGAATACTTGCTGTTGCTGTGGTTCTGTGAATTCGTCTTCAACCTCTATATCTGCGTATTGTTTCATGATACGTTTCAGGAGTTGTCTGAACCATTCTGAGGATGTGTCTATCTGGAATTTGTCAGCCCATGGTTGTAATGCTGCTAATAATGCTAATAAGTCGTGTTGGTTGAATTCTTCAAAACCGAATTTAGGATATTTGGTGACGGTGAAGTTCAGATCTACCAGGGTCCGGATCCGTTCCTGGATGCTGTTGGCCAGGTCCTCATGCACTCCATCCAGGAAGATGTATAATGTTTCTGCATGGGTTTGGCTCTGTGCATAGCTGCCTCCTTTGGCTTCGGCCTGGCCTAATAGGAGGCTGCCTATCATGAAGGCCTGGAATATTTGGTGATTGTGATAGTTGATGAAGTCCATGAAGGCTTCTCCACGGTGCTGTGATTCCAGGATTTCATATTTCTCCCCAGATTTTCCAGTGAACCCTGCGGTTCCTTCATGTATACTGTCAATGTTGGCCTGCATCTCCTCAGGGTTACTTGATCCTTCCTGTGCTTCATATCCGACCACAGTTGGCCCTTCATGCTTCTCCAGGAACACAGCGGCCCAGAGGAGTATTTGGTGTTTCATGAAATGATCATCATAACAAGCCCTTAGGATGGCACGGCCGTATTTGTTGCCGAACTTCTCATCAAAAGCGAAAATAATACACTTCTCAGCCGGGATGGGTATTGGGTTTCCATTCACCCATTGGGTGACCTTTTCAACATCCCCATACTCATCATAATCAAAACAGTTGTACCATATCGTGCTAATGGGGAGTGATTTGATAGTGTCCCATACAATCCTGGACTTGCCATCTATCTCCTTGAATATCATGTTGCATTCTGAGACTGCGAATCCATAGGGGAGGGCAGTGTAAAGGTTTTTTCGGACCTGTCTGAAAGGTGTTCTGAGGTTCTCGATAACATCCCGTACGAAGTCGGCCACCTCCACATCCTGGGGGTCTTCACTGGCAGGTGTGATTATATACTTCTTTTTAAGGAGGCTGTAAGTGATTAGGCGTTCTGCGGCTTTGACTTGGGGGTCGTTGAGCATCTGGTTATAGTCACGGTAGTTGAGTTTGTCCGGGTTGTAACTGGATCCGAACATTTGTTTAAGCCAACTGTAACTAGGGATTCTACTCTTTTGGGGGCCGGTTAGGTCTTTGACTTTGATGTCTGGGTTGGATGCTTCTATTCGCAGGTTGCCTCCCAGGTGGAAGTATTCATTATAATCTATCATCTAGGTTTCCTCTTCCTTTCTTACTGAACTTGTATGAACGTTTACTTCTCGTGTAACCAGTTACAGAATTAGTTAATCCCCTAGTGGCCATTATGGGGCCTCTCCACATGTCTGGACAGTGGTCATTTGTTTTCATCGGCCTGTCTTCCCCTCTGGCTTGGGCTTTTGGGTCCCATGCATAACTCTGGGCCTGAGCCACGCTATTGGGGCAGTTCACATTACTAATCTTAAACCGTTCCTCAGCGATCAGCTTCTGAATTTCATAAATATCCCTTAATGTTTTGGGAGTGTAAGTTACGACTTTAACTCGGCTGCCCTGGTAATCCTTTTTAGCTAAAACGCTCCTTATTGCGGCTGCATCGTGAGAAGTTACAAATGAATGTAAAGGTCTGCCTTGGAGCATGGCCAGTGCACCTTTAAAGTGGCCGGCTTCGTCTCCCATTATCAGTTCGTTGGGTGTTAATTGTCGGCCCTGGTGTTGGCTCACATCCCAGTAAACTTCATCTAAAAGGTGATAATGGTTTCCATAAGGGGTTCTTTTTATCCCGAATAATCCAAAAACAGTTACATTTCCAAGGCCTTCATCAGTACCAATCACATAATAATCGTAAGAATTAAAAGGAGGAGTTCTGAAAGTGTGAAGTGATTCAACAAACCGGTCATATATGGCCCCCTCAGCTGTGACCCATAACCCTTTAATTTTCCTTTTATGCCCTAATGTACCTGGTGGGTATCGGAGCTCCATCGTCTCAATATACCCTTTAGGGAGAAATGGATTATCATAAAGCTCCCAGTGAGAAGTGTAAACCTTTCCGGCCTTAATAAGTTCAGTGTTATCTATTAAATCAGTTTTAATCGGATGGTACGGACTATTACTGTTCATAGTCATGTAGGCCCTGGCACCCTCAAGGCTCAACCTGTCCAGAATAGTATCCAGAACAGTTTGAGGATAAGTGTCAGCTTCATCCAGATCCGCCCCACCAATAGTCATCCCCTTAATAATCTCAGCGGCGGTCTCATTATGGCAACCAACAAGCCAACAAATATTTCCTTCAACCTCAATATAACCCTTACCCCCACGGTAATCATAACCAATACCAAAATGGTCCATAATAGCCATCTGAGGGACTAATACATTCCTTAAAAGGGCCGTTCTACTTTTACCTCCCTGCAAAAAATGATAATGGGGACTTGTTAAAATGAATTGAAGCCAAGCAAACCGACTAGTAATAGTTTTAGTGGACCTCACGGCCCCCTCAAAAATGTTAATATCAGCCGTGGCCTCTTCAATAACCTTTTTCGATTTCGGTGTGAGACGTTCAATTTCCAAATCAGTCTTTGCTGCTTGTATCGTCTTCGAGGTCTTCGTCTTCCTCTGTCTTCTGGAATAACCTGACAAACTCCTCACGCCTTTTAGCTTTATCCTCACCTTCTTCAGGTTCGCCAAGTGCATCCTGTTCAATCATAACAACTTCACCATAGGCATCAGCAACCTGTTTCAAGAACCAAGCTTTACCTCCAGGAGACTTGAAGAATTCATCATCAATTGCAAGACCCATACAATCCTTTTTCAATTTCATTAAATCTTCTTGAAATTCCTTGGCGTTGTCTGCATGTCTTCGTCGCATCTCTAAAATTCTTCTCTCGTTCTCTGTTCTGAAATTTTCATCAACAAAATCATCATAAGCTTTACATCGTTCAATCCAATTCCATTTAGCAGAATAAGTTTTAAAAGTATTGAAATTAGGAATATTGGGGGAAGGTTGATTTTGGTTGATTTTGGTTGATTCTTCAACTTCTTTCACTGCGATTTTGTGTGCTTTTTCTATTGTTCTGAATGGCCCTAGGTCTCGGTATAGGCAGAATAGGTGGTACCCTTTGTTTGGTTCGTTTTTTCTTCGGGTCCAGATTTGGTCTTCTTCTGGTTTTGTGGCAGTCATGTTGGTCACCATGTTTTTGTTAAGTTTTTGGTGGAAATTTTGGGAATTTTTTGTAAAAGTTGGAAAAAATTAATTAGATTTTGGGAAAATTAGTAAGAAATAATGTTAAAATTTAGGATTAATTTAGTGGTTTTGGGGTTACTTCGTTATACGGAAGGATGACGAAGTGGTTATTGTGGTCTGGTTAGGGTATTGTTTTTGGTGTTTTGTTTATGAAAATAGGTTAATTTATGGGTTTTGTGGTGGTTTTTGTTGTAATGTGTGAACATTGATTTTTAGAATATTCTGTATAAAATAAGAATTTCGTGTTTACAGGGTTTTGAACAATTACATAAAATTGTGAAGGCTTAATTTATGAATCCGTATAATTGGATTACACCTGTATGATCTTCATCTGCATATGTGGCTTCTTCTCTCCAAGCTTCCATGTGTATTTCTGGAGTTTTTGTTATTTGTCTGATGTCTTCTTTGCATTTTTTAATGGTTTTGAATCGTTCTTTTGTGGGTGTGTTATCGGAGAATCTTATTTTGAATCCAACTATTTGTTTTGGCATGGTTATTTCTCCACCCTATATTTGTCGGGATAATAATCAACCTGACGCTCAGTGGTTTTTTCTATTGCATCTTTGGCCATTGTTTCCATTTTTTTATTGATATCTTTGAGTGTTGGCTGTTGCCATTCGATTATCTGTTTAATGGCCTGGACCTGGTAATGTTCCTTAGCTTCCACTACGGCCTCTGAGTCAATTTCAACGTCAGGGCCCTTTCGTAATCCTATTAAATGATTAATCAAATGTTCAATTTCATGCCATAATGTGTGGAATATCTCATCCGGTGGAAGATCTGTTCCTAACCTTATCCACCTTTCCATGGGATGATTTAAACCTGCTTGTTGAGCCCCATCATAGTATATTTTAGGGTCGAAAATAATCTTATATTTTCTGGAGGCCAGTGTGATTGAATCTCCAATTTTAAGGTTATTAACATCAATCTTTTGCATCTTTTCTCCTCTTTTCAGCTAATTTATAGATGATATCGTTATGAATATGAATCGTGTCTTCTTCCAATCCCAGAGCCCTCAATTCTTCCTCTGAGTATGGTTCCCAAATAAAAGTGTAACTTATGCATCTTGTGTCTGGGTGTAAAAATTCTGTTATCCTAACCCGGGTTGAGAATGGAATTAAAAGGACTGCCTTTTTGATTAAATTCATGACATCTTCTCCTCATTTACTCTCTGCGTGGGTAGAGATAGTTGGTTTGCATGTTCCAATATTCTTCCTTGGTGACTGGTTTGTCCTTTCCAGGGATGAGTACTGTGCTGAATGTCATTATTCTACCCTAATTTTTGGGAAAAGTATTACTGTTATTTATAAAGGTCGTTGAAAGAAGTGTTCTCCATGCTCAGAATACAGCTGTGAACATTTTTGAAAGTATTACTCTAAAGGAAGGTGATAATCTCAATCACCCTATAAGCAACCATCACACAAAAAGTGGCAAAACCGCCAGCAGCAGCCCCTACAATTGCACCTATTAAAATTCCCCTTCGACGGCCCTTATCTAATAATTTCTGTTTTTCTTTCTCTTGAATACCTTTAATCTTCTCATCTTGAGTGTTGTTGTGTTCTGTGGTCAAACCCAAACCCTCTCTTAAATTAAACATTTGGTTATTGAAATTTTCTTTGAGGTTTGATATTTCAGTCATTATGTTACCATATGTTTCATACGTTCTCCGATCTAAAAGAGAGATTGTTTCTTTCTGGTTTTCCTGTTCTTTCTCTGCTTTAGTTATTCTGCGTTCATGGTCATCTAATGTTGTTTTAGCTTTTCCCCAATCTTCTTGGTGGTGGCAGTTATGAACTGGTTCTGTGACAACCACACCCTGGTCCTCTTCCGGTAGGTTTTTATCTTCTGGTATCATAGTTTTTCATGCCCTCCAGGATCCCGTTCATCTTGGGGGGATACCCAATATCATGATTTATACGCTGTCTTCTGAATCTGCGTTCTCATTCCTTTTTTCAGCAACCCATTGACTTACAAATCCAAAAAGACCTGTGACAACAACTGTAAGGGCTGGTGGGGAGAAAGCAATAATCTGGCTTTGGTAAGCTAAGATTATAGGCCAAACTGCTAAGAGGAGTGTAGTTAAATAATCGAACCGTATCCATTTTTTAACAGTCTCAACACTATCTTTAACTCTCTGGTTAGATGCATATTGACTAATGAATGCCATTACTATTGTTGCTAGGGCAATGTATTCTGGGGGAATGTAAATCCAGAAATAACTTATTAATAGAAGTGCTAAAGGCACTAATGCTAACAGTCCGGTTGTTAAAATATCAATTGCTTTTTTCAGTTCCATAAATTCATCTCCTTTTTATAATTCTATTAATAAATAAATGAGAGTTAACAAGGCCGCGCCTGCAAAACAGATGATTGGAAGGTAATGTTTCCTATTCAATGGTACCACCTTATATAGGGTGTTTTAGGGGCAGGGGCTTCTAAAAACTTTTACGCAGCTTATTTTTTTCGGTTAAAAACGCATGAGGAATTAGACTGCCCCTAAAATCGTGTCTCATAGATAATGTATGAGCTTTGTTTTGTGCCTATGTGTCTGAAAGGTTTCATTCAGCACATCCATCTTACTTTGTGGTTCTGCTTTTTGAGGTGTTTCCATTTTGGAAACAACTGGTTCGGGTTCGGGTTCTGGATAATATGGTGTAAGCCATGCTCCACTATGATATACTTTCTCTCTTCCTGAAAAAGAGTAATCACTATCACAGTATATGCATGTTAGTTCATCATTACGCTTTAAACCACGAATTAGGCAGTTATAATGCCCACAATTAGGACAGTAGTTTAGGAAAGCATAATGAGTGTACCATCCTTCACTTACACCTGTGGTGTATCCTTCACCTGAAACGACCCCGACACCGGAAGTCGTGGCACTTGATACTGCCATTGTGGAAATTCCGATAACGAGTAAAAGTAAGGGGATGTATATTTGTAGTCGTTTTGGCTTGATTCAAACACCTCCTTGATAAGGGGCGTTCTCTTCTCGTTGCTACGGCTACGCCTTAATCTCGCCACTGACTTGTTTAAAGCCCGAGCTAAGGCTGATAAAAACATGATATCACCTTTAAATTTTAATTTAAAATAATAAATAAGCGGTGGGCCGTGGGTCTTTCGCATGCTCCCACTTCCATTACTAAGAGTTACTAACCGGCTTTCACTCTGTTCACTTATCCAGGCTATACTGGAACGGCCCTATTAGTAAATTATTTTGGCAACTGTACGGAAATTCCGAACAGTTCAACCAGTCACAACCTGTGACAATTTGTCACGTTTTCAACTTGTGCAAAATTTGCACGAGTTCTAACTACTATAATTTGTAGTATGTTCTCAATCTTCATGAGGGCGGCCTCTAAGCCGTTCCTTGTCAATGCAGTTAATCATAACCTGATAAAAAGAATCATCCTCATCCTTCTTCCTACCCTTCTTTTTCAAAGTCTCTGACATAGCCCCACACCACTTCATATCGAGTACTGGTTAAGGTCCGTGGCCCTGCAAACCAGTTCATCCTTATCCACACGGAGGTTAACACTTCCACAGTTCAAACAATAATTAACCACCTTCTCATTAACGGTTAAGGCTTTATCACCACAGTCTAAACACTTGTAAATGGTTAGTTTCATATATACCAAAGCCTTTAAACTAGAGGTGGTTTGGGGACAGTTTACCGACATATCCCAGGTCCACAGTGATTTAATATGGCTTTTACTCCAGGAAGCAGTGTCATAGAATATATGACCATAAAAAAGGGCGTGTGTGGGGGCCTTTTAAAGACAACGCCCCAGGTCTTGGTGTCCGAATAGACGGAGGTGAACATTATAATATGGAAAAGTGTAGGGGATTTTAGATGTTGATATCGACTGTTCATCACGACCAAATGATGAATTAAACTCCTAAAAATCCCCTAAAATCTAGGAGTGAAAATTAGGGGGGGTTGGAGAAGATGCCAGATTGGTGTCGTTTTTGCTGTGAGGGCATCTTCCCCGTTGGGGTTAAAAATTAAATTAATACTACTTCTGCATTGGGATATCTATTCTGAATGACTGGTTCATCACATGTTTTGCAGGTGATGGTGAAATCTTCATCACTCCTGTAATTAAACCAGTTTATTTGTGGATCGTCTGCCAATTCTTGGAGAGTAGTGGAATAATTTTTGGGTTCCTTCGGTTTCGGGAAAGGAGGATTACTATAACCTGCCATTGCTGAAAGTGAAACTTCCTCCTGGACCAGGCCACAACTTTTACAAACAGTTTCCCCATGGCCACCATCATATTTCAACTTAGAAATACGCTTTTCGGGATTTCCAGGTTGGCCTATTTCACAGTCATGGTCTATGTCTTCACATAAAGGTGTGACCAACTCCAAGGCACAACTCCGACAGGAGTACCAATGAGCAATTACTACCTGACCATTAATAACCCTTTTATCCCTGAATTTATATGTGTCTTCTGGGTCTATGGGTGTTTCTCCAACTTTTAACGTTTTTCCACATTGTTTACATTTGATTGTGGGAATACCACTCTCTTCACAGCTTTCGTGTATGTTTTGTAACGACATCATTCTGAGAAAGTAATGATAGTGTTTTTCTTAAAAAACTTCAATAATCTGTGTAAGCTTAAAGCAATCCTTTATATGCTTTACGGTTTTTAGCTGTGAAAATGGGTCAAAAATAGTAAAAAAAGAGAGAATATTAAAAAATTAATCTGCAAAATATTTGTATAATACGTTTTGTAACTTCCCACTGAAACTATCCCCCTCTTCCTGAGAAATTTTTTCAACTAAACTTTTAGGAAGGGAAACACTTTTACGGACAAATGCATCCTCAGAAAGTTTCAGATAATGATCTAGCATGAATAAATCAATAAGTATGGCCTCCTGAAGGGGGGTGACTTTAGCCTGTCTTATCCTATTCATCTCATCAAAAGCTTTATTTTCTATAATCCTTTCATTCTTGTATGTGTCTGTTCCAAAACCTCCAAACATTCCTGTGATATATCCACTGATGAGCCCTGCGTAACTGAAGAGATTCAAATCTCGGAGCCCTAGTTTATATCCGTGATAAACTGCAAATGGGATGTAAAGATCGGTTCTTAACCCTGATTCTGTGCGTTCTTTGAATCCCTCCATGGTGTGGAATCCTGATACATTTAATTCTTGCATCAATTCAACAATCTGTTCATCAGTCACGTCTTCTAAGAAAAAAACTTCTCTCGGGTCTAATTTTACATTATATGCATCTTCTATCATTATTTATTCCTCCTTATGCATGCCAAAATGGTTTGTGCTCTTCAACTAACTTTATTCCTTCAGAATAACCTAACTCTTCCAATAATTCTTCTAAAAAACGATCATAATCCATATGAAACTCCTCAATATTTAATCCAATTTCATCGGTGTTTTTTTCAATTAATTTTTCTATTTCCTTTTTAAACTCTTTAGGAGTCATGTTAAATCTTCCTTTAAAAATTAATTAAATTAGTACAGCAGGATCAATCCTTCCTAATGTACTACTATTCTTAAGAACTCTTTGCACCACATCTGTACCGTTAAGATTGAAATTGTTTATATCATCACTGATTATGGATTCTTCATTTCCATTTTCATCAGTTGATATTTTGAAGTGTCCCCTATCAAGAACATCTAATATTTCTCCCTCGATTTGTTGTTCACAAACTGAATCAATTTCACAGTTTAATAAATCCATTAATGCTTCTTTTAAATCCACAGTGTTATATATGTCCGAATCGTGTCCAGTTAACCATAGAATCCAGTTTCCATTTTCACAGCTAACATCATATTCAACATCTAACGCATCTAATGCGGCACAAACTACTGGTGCATCGCCTGCAACTCCCCAATTAACATAAAATCCGTTCCCATCCCATTCGATTTCTCCGAACTCATTTATGTTTTTGTCTTCTTCTTTTGCAAGAGTTAATAAGTGTTGTTTGAGTTCTGTTTGGGTTTTAAAGTATCCAATAAAATCTATGTTTTCATTGTTGATTTCAGTCATTGTTTCAATTAGTTGTTTTGTGACTTCTGTTTCTTCGTAGCCTTGTAATTTTTCATAACTCCAATCGAGGACGTAAAATTTGTGTTCGCTTCGTTTTAGTTTCCAATTCACATATATTTTTTTGTTCATTTTTTCACCAACTTTTTTGAGAAGTAAATTCTGCTTCTACTAGTTAATAAGTTATTAATAGTATATAAAATTAACTATTCTGATCAATAAAAATAGTGACCAACCCCTGGAGAAGTTGGTGAAAACAAAACTCCAAAGACGGCCACCACAGTAATTATTTACTTCTTTACATATATAATTAAACAGGACGTGCACGTATGCCTGGATTAAAAATAAGAGAAATAAAATTCACAAACAGTCAAAAATACGCTAAAGTAGATGCTGAAGACTATGATTGGTTAAATCAATGGGAATGGCAAAAATTCAGCAGACAGGATGATCCTGATAATTATTATGCTGTAAGATGGGAAAATGGCAAAATGATATATATGCACCGCCAAATCCTCGGACTAAAAAAAGGAGAACGATCGCGACACTTAAACGGTCGTGGATGGGATAACCGTCGCAGCAACCTTAAAAAATTAACACATGAAGGGGTTATCAAATCGGGGAATAGGTGGATTGCACGTATCAAAGTTGATTACAAATATATTCAACTTGGTATATTTAAAACAGAACCTCAAGCAACTAGGAAATATCAAGAAGCTAAACGAATTATTGATGATAAAAGAGTTGTTAATAAAATAGATAAAATACAAAGTATAATAATTCAAACTCGAAAAACAAGCAAATACAAAGGAGTAACTTGGAACAAAAGTAAAGGGAAATGGGCAGCTTATAGTTATATAAGAGTCCATCATGGATTGTTTGATTCGGAAGAAGAAGCCAATCAAGCTGTTGAGGACTATAGAGAATATAGGAAAAATATTAAATGATCATGTCGTCAACCCTACAATTCTGTTCCATATTTCCCAATAGCTTCATCTAAAGACATTTTAAGCCCATGGCCACCATAGCATCTGTAATAAATTGCGTAAGAACTTGTATAATCTATTACATTATCCCTATTTGGAGACATTTTATAAACCATTCGTTCTCCGCATTCAGGACATTTCTGGTTAGAACTTATTGTATTCTTCCCTAAGGCCACTCCTGTTGGAATTGAAATGCATCTTGGAAATTCCCTAATTTTACCCTCTTTATCCTTTCCAGGTTCAAATTTCCATTCAATGCCTCTGGTGAAATCTCCTTCTTCTAAAAAGAATTTACCTTCCAAGTTATTTTCGATGTTTTCTTTATTTCCATCATATCTATTTTTAAAGTATTCTGCCTCCTTTTTGAGATCTACACCTTCATATTTTCCAACCAATCCCTGCTCTTCATTACTTGGATAACTCATTTAAACACGTCCTAAGCCATATCTACCATGCCAAAGCCCATGCTTGTCTTCTCACCAAGGCCCACCTGCCATGCGAATTCTAATAATTTCTCTGGTCCTGTTAATTCAAACTTCATCTGATTAGATCTGTGATAAATCTCAATATTATCCTTTTTTATTATAATCCGCTTCTGTTTAACAGTACCTTTTAAGGGTTTGAAATCTAAATATAAATGGTCATGGTTCTTATAATAACTCCAATACTTTTTAAACAAGTTTTCGTTCAACCTCTCTTTAAATTCTGGCTCTCCGGGGCCCAAATCCCATGTTTTTCCGTCTCGTTCCGTTCGTAGATAAATTGGGCTTAACGTTTTAAACTTCATATTCTCAGTGAATTTGGGTGTTTTCATGATTTCTGCTTTTTCCACTTCCGCCTGGACTCCCTGGAAGTCTATTTTAGGGTTACTGAAAAGACCATACCAGAGGTTTTTAATAAACTCCTCATTCACACTGGAAACTTGGACTTGGAACTTGCCATCCTTGGTAACTAATCCATCTGGTTGGATCTTTAACTGTGGGATCTGGACCTGGCTGAATGTGAAATATTTAAACCCTCTTGAGTCGTGCAATTCGGTTGCAAAATGAGTGTCTTCAAGTGCATTGTAAATAACAGTTGCTATTGTATAATTATTGTTATAAGGTAGTTTGAATCCTGGAATCGTTTTGAATGTTATTTTTAATCTCATCTATTCCAATCCTCCGGACGTTCGTTTCTTAACTCTGGAAACATGACTCCATCAAGATAATAACTCCCACCTTTATCCAGGGCAAATTTTGAGAATAGCATAGACCAACGGACTTTATCGTATCCTTGTAATGGGCCGTATTTGTCATATAAGGAGAAATAAGGGAGGTTGTTGGTGACTATGTATGCCCATATGTCTCTCCACGTCCACCATTTAAGTGGAAATGATACGAACCTTTGGCCTTCTTTTTGAATTAGTTGATTAGAGACTCTTTCTCTCCTTGTGATACTTTCTTCAGCCCTGATTCCCAATATTTCTATGTTGATGTTTCTTTCTTTCATTATTTTGAATAAATTGCCAAAGAATCTTTTGCTTGATGGGTCCCTCTGGCCACGTACAAATAACTTATTAGGATCAACTCCTAATTCTAAGGCTATTTTGGTAAGTTCCTTGGTGACTTCTTTGGGTTGTTTTATTTGTTTAGAGTCGTAGTCATAACCTGCGCTGAAGTGATATACTGGGATGTTCGGCTCTATTATTAGGGCCATGTGGAGGAGGACTAAGCTGTCTTTTCCTCCACTGTAAAGGACTATACATTTGTGGTTGTGGATGAGGTCTGTTAACATTTGTTTGGATTGATTAACCTTTCTTTTATATTCTTTCTGCTTGGCCCACATCCCAAACATTGCCCTGGTTTTTCGTGGCATGTTTTGAGAATGGCATTTACCGTGTGATTTCATGTAACACAATCCCTGTAACCACGTCATTAATAAAAGGTAGTCTATTAGTTGTTTCTATTTTGAATCTGGGTAATCCTTTGTAGGGGGCTTTTCTAACTGGTAAGTGTTCGTTTTCTCCTCCAAAATGGACAATTATGTCTGGTGGGCTTTTTTGCCATATTAATGATTGGATGTGATTTTGGATTTTTTGGATTGGTTCTTTTCCATTGACTTCCATAATTATGTGTTCTTTTTCTTCGTTGGCTTTCCAAAAAACATCTTCTGTACTATATCTTTTAATTTCGTGGGCGTTCTTTGCAGAATGAAGATGTTTATCTCTGAGTTGACAATTAGAGTCTATCAAATGTATAGTTGTGGGGCCAATCATGGTGAATATTGTCCTATAACATCTCGTAAGGTTACCATCACTATTCATTTTATGATATGCTAATTCAATATCACTCTTCATACTCCCACCGTTATCTGGCTCTGTGGTACCAGGCACATCTTAACATTCCGTTTATCCCAATAAGGTGGCTTATATGATGCGTTCATAAATTGACTACCTTCGATTAATGGGAATGTTCTGGCCATCTCCTGGGGAATTGGTCTCATGATATTTCCATCTTTGAAGAAACTATAATCTGTTTCTGTTTCTTCGATTTTGAAATCCAATATTTTCCCTCCACCTATAGCTCCTTTTTTCCCTAAGCTGGTGAGGTGAGGGAGTATTTTTTCCAGGTCTTTTGGATCTGCGCAGGTGTAAAATGTAATGGTGTGTGGTGTGATGAATGGTAGGTTGATCATAAAGTCCTTGAAATAGCCCCTATCAGTGTGTACTCGGCCTTGTCTTTGCCGTGGTTTTAATTTATCCACATTTTTATCCTGAAATCGTTTATAAATCGTAGATTGATATAATGGAGCCTGGTCAAATATGCTAACAGATGCGTGGTAAACATCTCCAGTTTTTTTGATTGGTATTTGCAGATCTTCAACTGGGACAATCTGGTCAGAGGGGAGGATATAGAAAAGTTCACCTAGGGCATCCCGCATACAAAGATACTGTACCAGTGAGTCGAAGTATAACCATGGGTGGGCCAAAAAAACCGGTGGTCGTACTTTGAAAGATATTTGGAGAGGACTGTAATCCTCTCCGCACTGGTATTCATTTATCTTTTGTTTGATTACTTCCATTTTTTCACCATCTCATCCAGTTGCTGGATTATGGCTTCCTTGTTTTCTGTGATGTAATCTAAGTATGGTTTTTCATCCTCTGAGTTGTAGGGGTAGTTTAATCTTACTTTTCCATAGCCACTGCCACTTTTACCTCCTATGTATGGCCTTTCTTTCCAGAGGTTTAACATCCTTATGAGACAAGCTTTTTCATGAGGTTGTGGGTCTTCCAAGCTGATTTCGTGGGTGAATCGTGTTCCTGTGATGAGGGTTTGGAACTCGTATTTCATCTGCGTGGCGGCTTCTCCTTCTTCTCTGTCTTCTTTAAGGCTATCTAGACGTGTTCCAAAATCTTTACTCCGCAGACCATAGGCGCTGAAGTTAGGTTCTCCCTGTTCATCAAATGGGAGATAGTGGGCTGTTTCTTTGCAGACTATATCTGCCATCCCTACTTTGAGTTTGCCTTGTATCATCTGATTTCCTAATGCGGAACCTAAAAGACTGATTGGTGGGATGTGTTTCCTGATAGCATCCTTCATTTTAAGATTAATTGCACCTTTATCTTTCGCATCAACAGCCTCTAACATACCTCCATCGAAGAGGAAATGATATACTTTTTTAGAGTCTAATTGGTAATCCAGCAGGTCAAGGAAGTCCTGCATGATCAATGATCTCAAGTTTCCTCTGATGCTGTTCCCGTGAATAGTTGGGATAAGATCTATTTCCTCTTCTCCTGTTTCTGCATTCTTAACCACGGTTGGTAAGACTAGGATTGGTTTAATGGTTCCATGGCTTTCTGACCCTCCATGATGTATTGGGCTTAACGCTTCAATGTTTCCTTTTATTACTTCTGTTTCCATATTAATTACCTCCTAATGTTGCCTGGCCCTGTTCTGCTAATTTGCGTTCTTCTTTCATTTTATCAACTTGCTCTAAGGCCATCATCACAATATAATTAGTCTCCTTCCTTAACACGTTCAAAACATAAGGTCTGTTCTCTTCTAAAAATTCTATTATCTCGGTGTTAATGTTCACCATGGGGACTTCAACATTCTTTTCAAGTGCTTCTGTGAATTGTTTGACATTCACAGCTCCTGATGCTTCCCTCACTCGTTCTATAAAGAATGTGTGGGCGCTTTTAACCCCTATTTTTCTCCATGGTATTCTTATGTAAATTTTAGCCAAAAGATAGGCTAATTTGCTTTCAGTTTCTAATTCTAATTTCTTTTTTTCTTCCATCCAATCACCTTTATTCATTTAAATAGACACATAACCTCCAGATGGGACTGTGTGCATATTTTTTAATCTTCTTTGCTGTATTACGTGGATTATCCAACTTCCTATAATGGTGCATTGACAATTCTCCGGTTTCCAATTCTGCTTTTGGTATTTTAAGCTCTCTTAATTCTTCAATTGTTTTGAATAATTCTTGTATCGCCTCCACTTCAACAAAATAAGTGTCATAATCAACACAACAACAGATTAACCCTTTATTGTCAGGGTTGACTTTGTTTAACATCTTTATCCAGCCCACTTTCTGCCAAGTGTTAGTCAGGTAAAGAATGAATGGTTCGTCTGGTAAATTAAGAATAATATCTTTAGCTTCTTGTTTTTTGAATTTTTTAAACTCATCATTAGTTATTATCCACATTGACCTGCGTAATTCATTAGATCGGGATATTAATGGTTTGCAGAATTCACATACCACGTCTCCCTGGCTGACCTCTGGTCCGGCTGTGAAGTTTCCTCCAAACTTTTTTTTATAACCATAGTTCGTTTCCTGACCACATAGGCAGCAGGTTCCTTTTTTATCCCCTAAAAATTGGTTTGTAATGGTTTTAACATTCCATTGGTTTAATATTTCTGGTTGTGTGTTCTGTTCTTGAACTGTACGGCTTAATGTCTCCATATTCACTTACTCCTCCTAATTATTCTCATCCTCTGTTCAGGGGTTGCGATTCCGCTCCGTTTACATTCATTATCAGTAACTTCTCTCTCCCTCTCTTCATCCAATTCTTCATTATTATTTTTACTAATATGTGGTCCAAGCTCCCCACTGCCTGGTTTGTTATCGCTTTTTCGCATGTGTTTAGGCCATCTTTTCCTGAAATCCTGTTGATACTTGCAGTTTCTTTCATCCTTAGCTTCCTTGGATTGGTCTTTATGTCGTTTCCTCTTAGGTGTGGGTGTCTTGCATATTGTGCAGATCCACCTACTAGTCTCTGGATCCCATACTTCTTTGATAAGGTTACCACATTTCTGACATATTCTAATATTTCTTTTACTCTTGAATCCCCTGTTCTCGATAATAAGCACCCCTTAAATTATAGGTATGTTTAATCGTGCTGTGTCGGTCTTGCTTTGGATGGTCATTCTTGTTTCGTTCTGGATTTTTGGAGGTAACATATGGAACACTTTCAGTAATGTTTTCTGGTCCTTGAACCGTGCGATTATATGGTCCTGACTCGTGGCATTTTTGAGTCCAACATTCTTTTTACAGTCTGCTGTGGTTGTGTAAGGCCATAATATATCTAATATTTGGCCAATGGTGGTTTTGGGTTCATATTCAGCAGTGCCTTCTGTTTCTATTACTGGTATTGCCTTTTCTTCTTCAACCGTAAAATCCTGTTCTGGTTTTTCAGTTGCTCCTGGGAGACTGTACCAGTTGGTCTTGTCAATCACCCGCACCTCCACAGTACCATCCTTCACCAAGGGGGTCACGGCCTGATAAGCCACCTGACTAGTCACATCCTCATACTCCCTTAAATAATCCCTTATGTGTCTTTTATTGTATTCGCCGCCTTTCTCTAACAGTTCAAGTACTCTTTCTCCTCTGATCTCCAATAATGGTGTTTTCTTCGCCAATTTACCACTCCCTTCTCCTGTTTTTTTCTCCACAATTTCTATGTACTTCATGGCCTTGTCAGTCAGTTTGTACCGTTTATGACTGCCATGTATGACCTCCAGGAATCCTATTTGCTCCATCCTGGATAGGAGCTTAACATTGTAACTGAAATAATAAGGTAAAACATTGTTAACCTGTTCCAATCCGAACATGTCTTCTGGTAATTCTTTTATGGCTTGTTTGATTCTGTCCCCGCCAGGGATTCCGTGTTCCCGTTGGCAGAATCCACATTTGCCGTTTTCTAGTTTTGCGTTTAATCCGCAGATTTTACAGTTTGCCATTTTTTTTAACCCTCCATCATTTGTTCCATTTTCTGGTATCTTTCCTTCATCTGCATTGCATCATGGAGACTGTTATGCACCTGGCCCTTTTTTCCTTGAGTTTCCTGTAAAATCTCCAAGGGAACACCTAAGATTTTGTCCAAGGAGCATAGACTTTGATTGTAATAATACTTGTCATCCTCCTTGACTCCTTCCAGTCCTCCGAGGAGGTCGGCTAGTAAAACCCAGTCAAAGGCCAAACAGTCATTCCAGAACTCGTATTCCTCGAACTGTTTTAACCATTCTTTCAGATACGTTTTTATCCGTTCTTTACCGTCTTTGATTTCAATATTGCCTATGAAGTCCTGATTATTCCAAACATCCGTATCGTTGAATTTTAGTTTCTTGAGGACATTTTTCCGGATCCACTTAGTAACCTGGCTTTTATCGTAATCATTAAACTCCGCATAGAATGTCAGGCCATGCTCTGAAACCATTCCTATACTAATAATGGTGGTGTTTGGGTGGAGGCCGGTCATTTCAGTGTCGAAAAATATTTTAGTTGCCATATATTCACGTCCATTATTCATTTAACCCAAAATGAACCCCCATTCCAAAAGCTGCAATCAGGCCCCCAAGGATATAAATTCCTGCATTCTGACTCATATGGTTTACATCATCACAACCAAAATAAACCATTAAACAGGATATTCCTATACCTATACTTATTATTGTGAATGCTATTTTGTTTCCAGTTGTGAATTTTGGTTTTATCTTCTTTTTACTCCATTCTGGTGTTTTTTTCCAATGTTCCTGATGCCTTTCAGTTATATTCCCACGCTCCTATTCCTTTTTTCAATATCCTAATAATTTAGTTGCAGTATACATGCCTAAGAAAAACACAAATGCAAATACTATGAATATTAGAAATATTTCCCCAATCCCCGTCCTGGATGGTTTATCTTCACATTTAACCCAAGTTCCATCATTTTTTAGGATTATTTTACACCCTTCAATATCGTTATCCACTTTTAACATCCTCCTCTGTTCTTGTTATATCACTATAAAAATATTTAATATTATGCCTTATCAAACCCTTTACAAACCCTCAAAACCTTCACCACAGCAAAACCACAAAGCCAACAAGTGGACTCTAAGGTAACAATATAATCCTTCTTAGATGCCGAAACACACTCCTTATCAACCTTCTGGTACTGGCCACACATCCGGCAAAACTCATACTCTACCATGTCATCAACCCATAAACAGATGTTCCAAGATAGGTCAACCAAACCAAAGTCATCCACCCATCACTCTTCTCCCATGCACTCAACAGGAAAATAGAGTTAGCAGCCAACCATAAAATAAAACAGATCGGATTTTTAACCACATTCAAGAATGCACCAATCAATGCAAAAATGATTCCAGAGGCCATCACCAAATTAGTCTTTGTAACCTGAATTATTCAACCACCACCCATGATTCACCGTTCCATTGCATGTTTAACATTTTCAAACCTCTGACAAGTGCATCACAGGCTTTTTGAGCTAATTCTAAAAGATACTCCCATAACTCTTTAAAAAAATCCACCAACTCTTTATATTCAGCCTGTTCTAATGGTAATCCTCTATAAGTTCCAAAGTTTACAAGTTCATAAGTTATCAGTGCGAGTTTATTCATTTAAACAACCCCATTGTTTCCTTTTTGCACTTCTTAATTCGTTCCACCATCTATGCTCTAAACTAAATACAGTTTCTCCTTGGCGGAAATCGTTAGGACTTTCCCACTGCATCTCTCTCATTTTCTGCCACAGTTCAGGGTAATATTTAAACAAAATCCGCAATTCATTTAATTTTTGTAATGGACAACACCAACAATTATAACGGCTTCTCTGTTTGTAAACCCCCCCAAAATCAAACCCTTCAGCATAACAGAGTTCTAAAGCCTTTTTTTCAGTGTAACTATAATCAATCAAGGGGTACCTAATAATACCTTTTTTATACCTTTTGTTGTTGGTCCTATGAAGTTCATCAGCCGCCATTCCAACATACTGAGTTAACCCATTCTTGTACTTACCTAAATATTTGTTAATATTATCTCTTTTAAGCCCCGTACACCACCTAACAAGTGGAGATGCAAATCCCCATTTTTTAAATCCTTCTTGTATCTTTTTAGAAATGTCTATGTGTGTTATGGACATTCCTACATATTTCTCCACTTTTTCAAGATGTTCATCAACCCCTGGCCACATCCAGGATCCAACATCAGCATACACGATTTCATCTAGTTCCAGTTGGTTTTGTTTGATGAGAATTAACATTGCTGTGCTGTCCTTCCCACCTGAGTAAAGAGCTATATTTTTCATAAGATATTTTTTACTTCTTTATATTACGGTTTACCGAAGTTTAATTCTTCTTTAGTTATTTCTAGCCTAATTTTAAATGCTTCTTTGATAAAATTACTTGTAAAAATTCCTATATCATATTGTGTCTTCTCAAAAACCCTATCCAAATCATTAGTAATTACAACTTTAAATTGAACATAATTAGGGTTAGTGTGCTTATTTCTAAATTCAATCAATTTAAAAGCGGTAAATAATATAATTAATTCCCAATAATTCCAATAATTTTTTTCACTCACAAAATCCCTCCTTTTTTAATCTTTTTCATAATAAATATGCTCTGTATTTCCCTTAACTTCCCTAATTTGCTTTGGAAATTGTATAATAGGATAGATATGTCCTGTGAAAAAGTCTTCCCACCACCCCACAAATCCCATCAAAAATCCCTCCTTTTCTTCCCTTTCCATTTCATCACTCTCCACATAAGCACGTTCCGTCATCAACTGCAACCTGTACCCCTCCAAACAACCACCACCACTCATAAACCACCACACCTGCAACATTCCAATTGAAAACTTCAATTCAGTTCCATTCATGTTGACCGAGCCTTTTTGCATTTTAGTATCATCTGGTGGAAGCCAGCTACACTTAGATTGCTGGTTTAATGGTGTTGTTAACTGGAACTGTTTACCTTTAATGTTTACTATGTCGCCCCTGGAGTCAGTTGGCCCTATTTTAGAGTGTTTAATGCCATCCGTCATTTTTGGATAAAATTCATATCCAAAGTTTTCCGCGGCCATTAAAATGAGTTCTGCAAATTCTTTAATCGTTGAAATTTCACCTAACATGTAACAGACAAATTCTTCAAATTCTTCATTATTCATCCTATCCTCCCTAAAGGAATTGGCCCTTTTTCCTTTGCTTTCTCTTCAAATAAATTAAAAAAAGTTCTAAACGCACTGCAATGTTTACAAGGTTCATAAATGCCTTCGTCTAAAACATCCTCTTCGTATTCAAAATATTTCCTGTTTTCCTGTTTTATTCTCCTGATATATGGGCACCAGAAAACATGATATGTCCCGTTTTTTATGTTAGCAACAAACCTAATCATCCGAACAATCCCTCCAGCGTTGTCTGCTTATCCTCCTCTGTTATCTCCACCGTTGGAGTGGCCACCTCAGCCTGTTCCAAGAGCATCCGTGACTTATTATATTCTTCCTCGGACAGACTCCTAATATGGGGATAGCCAACAGTGTTAAGGGCTTCATTAACTTTCCAAGCACCATAAAAATCCAATAATAAAGAATTATGCCAAATAACCTCACCAACCACCCCATGAACTAAAAAGTTAACTGTGGCCATGAGACAGCAGGTATGATCCACATCCTCTGCAACCATGTAACTTCCTGGCCTTTCAACATGTGCAGCTAGAAGACACCTGCCACTGCCAGCTGATGGGTCACTCATCTTAAGCGGACCGTCCTTCTGAACATTGCCTATATTTATCTTGGCCATTGCAGTGCAGATTTCATGTGGTGTGAAAAACTGTCCTGCCTTCTCACGCTGATAAGGAGTGCTGATGCAGGATTCATAATAAGTTCCTGGGAAATCAAACCATTCTACGCTTTTTAATTTTTGGTTCATGGTGAGGATGAATTCCTGGTACATTTCGTATAGGATCCTGATTTCATTCTTGGTGTAATTCTTATCCCAGGTCATGGACTGGTCTGTGAGGTGGCCCATGATAATGTATTCCAGCCAGTCGTCAAAGACTCTGGCCAGGTCGTGTTTATTGGTTAGTTGGCCTATTAGTTCATGGAACTTTTTAAAGCCTGGTGGGATGTCTATTTAAATCCCTCCAGAGTGGCCTGCTGGTTCTGATTGAATAATTTATTTAAATCACCCCAGAGTTTTTCCCGATCATGATCAATACAAAAATCACGAATAATGTCCCATAACTCCCCTCTAAGGATACCGACATCCTGATTGGGTAAAGGTTTCCTCCGATCAATAACTTTGCTCATTACATCGCCGCAATGCGTGGAGCGGTTAAGAATTCCAGCTGGCCAACATTTTCTAATCTGAAAATCAGAGATAATGGGATATCCTCACCCAACCCAACACTTACCTCATCAGAAAAAGGAGTTCTGCTACTGATTAAAGATTGAACTCTTGATGTTGCGTAACAACCAAAAACCCTATCTTTATACTCCGTATCGGTTTGGAAGGATGCATCCATTGATACTTTCTCTTCACCCTTCTCAGAATGCTCTGCAAAACAGGTTAAAATATGGTCAGTTTCTTCTGATGACTTGAAATATAGTTTCTCTGAGATAGAACTTGCAGCACAAACAACATCCTTAAAGTCTTTAAAACAGACCGTATATTTGGCAGGCCATTTCACGTCTGGAACTTTAGGGACATGATCATAATGTTCATCAATAGTTCCAAACTGTGATTTGAATTTAATCGCATTCACACCATCAAAATATTCAAGGATTAAATTATTTTCCTCAACTATGATGAGCACATCTTTACCGTTCCTGTAAGCAGCTAATACTTTCTTCAAATACTCACAGTCCGGCTTAAAAGTTACTTTTTCCTTATCACAATTATACTCAAACATGGAAGGTTTCAACTTCAAAAAAGCCAGGCTAATATGAGACCTATCCAGTGTGTGGAATTCCATCCCATCCTCTGATATAACTAGATAAATAGTGTTATCCAGTTTTTCAACTAGTTTAAGAGCATTTATAACTCTTTTACTACTTTCTTTATCAAATATCGCTTTAGCAATCATTTAATACACCTCTTTTCATGATAAATTTCCTGCCCCGATCCACATGGCTACATCTACCACGAAAGTGAAAACTAGGGCACGGTTCACAGAACCATTCATCAAGATACCAGCTGACCTCATAGAAATCATTGGACCCCCTGACACCCAACTGCAAAAGCACGCCATCATCAAAAATAACGTAGATGCCAGCCAGTTCCGGATCCATGGCATACTCATATGGTAGGAAAATTTTACTTCCCTCCAGGGCCACTGGATCCAAACAGGGTGCGAAGT